CTTTGAAAATTCTCCGGCGGGTTTTTTCTGGAGTGCTTTTTTCTTCTGCTTGTCTACATTACGGCACTAAAACGAACATACGGGGCTGTCGGAGCTTCTTCATGGCGATTCCTCCTTTGTTCTTTGGGTTTTCTTCATTTTTCTCCTTTCAGCAATGGTCGAAAACAGCCTCGTATGTTCTTTTTAGTGCCGTGATAGTCTCATCAAAGGAGGACAATGTCATGGGAAGAAGACCGAAAGTGGCAGGGTCCTCTGTGTCTCTGCCAAAAATGCGGCCTGCCCTGACTCCAGAGGCCCGCGAGGGGCAAATGATCTCTCTCGCAATGGATCTTGTGGAGGAGCGCTTGCGCAATGGCACAGCTTCTTCCCAAGAGACAACTCATTTTCTTAAGCTTGCGACAGAGCGAGAAAAAACTGAACGAAAGCTTGCTGAGAAACAGTTGGAGCTGATGGAGGCTAAGCGTCAGCAGATTCAGTCTCAGGCGAGAATTGAAGAGCTCTATACGAACGCCCTCAATGCTATGAAGAGGTACAGCGGTCATGATGATGAAGACGAATACCTCGACGATTATTAGGACTTATTCCGAGCTGATAACTATTCCAACGTTCTTAGCTCGGTACGAGTATCTCAAGCTTGACGGGCAAGTCGGTAAAGAGACATTTGGGTTTGATCGGTATCTGAATCAGCAATTCTACCATTCCGATGAATGGCGATCGATTCGTGACTTCATCATCACTCGTGATCTCGGTTGCGATCTCGGTCTTGAAGGTTATGAGATTCATGGGAGAATCTATATCCACCACATGAATCCGATTACTGTAAAAGACATCAGAGATTATACTGATTATCTCATCGATCCAGAATACCTGATTTGCACTACCCACAATACCCACAATGCTATTCACTATGGCGATTCTTCTCTTTTGATTGCAGAACCAGTTGAGAGAACGCCGTTTGATACGTGTCCTTGGAGAAAAGCAGAAAGGAGGATGTAGCCTCGTGATTAAATGGTTCGAGTATGTTGATACCTGGTCAAAGGTCAAGCGTTCCGCAAGAACGACAATCAGTAAGGAAGGCGGTGGAACGTATCCGTCTGATTCCTGGAAGAAGACGATCCTCCTTGCTGAGCACAGCCCTATTCGGCGAATCCGTTTCTCCTGGCAGTGGGAGAATCTGAAAAGCTGGATTTCGGTACATTTCGTTCGCCATAAGCACGGTATTGAGCACTGGGTCTCTACTCAGCGTTCGGACCGTACCGGTGTCGATCGGGATAAGAGTCCGCAGGATACACCCGTACTTCATGAGTGCGAAGCGAATGCACAGGCTTTGATCTTTATCAGCCGTCGCAGGCTCTGTAGTCAGGCATCTCCTGAGACCAGAGCCGCATGGAAGGAAGTTAAGGCAAAAGTTACCGAAGTCGATCCCGTGCTTGGATCGGTTATGGTGCCGGAGTGCATCTATCGTGGCTTCTGCCCAGAGTTCCATTCCTGCGGGTATGCTGATACGGAAGAGTTTAGGCAGGCGCTCGCTGAGTATCGTAGAAAGGAGTAAGGTATGGAAGAAAGCATTCTTACTTCTATCAAGAAGATGCTTGGTCCCGAAGAGGACTATGAGCATTTCGACCATGATATTATTACTCACATCAATACTGCACTGGCCACGTTGACCGAGCTCGGTGTTGGCCCTGAAGCTGGTTTTTCTATCACGGATAAGACTGCCGTATGGAGCGACTTTATCAGCAGCGATAAGCTTCTCAATCTCGTCCCGACTTATGTCTATCTCAAAGTAAAACTTGCTTTCGATCCGCCTACGGTTGCTGCTGTTCTGGATTCTATGGAACGTCAGGCGAGTCAATATGAGTGGCGGATCAACGTTGCAGCCGAAAGGGAAAATTGGGGTAAAACGTCTGGCGATTGACTTGAGAAAGCATGATTTATATGCTATACTGTCTTAGATAAACTTATAGGAGATGATCAAATGAAGAAATTCATTGCTTTGCTGCTTGCCATGCTCTGCCTGTCCATTCCCGTGATGGCAGAGGAGATTGATTTCAGCGACATGGATCTGGCTGCTCTTCTGAAGCTTCATGAGCAGTTGGATGCAGCTATTCAGGAACAGATTGATTGCGTACTTGATGGAAACAATCTTTATCAGGGCATATATGTGGTTGGTCAGGATATTACGCCTGGCCGGTACTTGCTCACCTCTCTAAGTAAGACCTATTTCATGTGCCACCTTTACGAAGATGAAGCTCATAAGGCTGCTCATGATGGTGGACAGCATGAAACACTGCTTGCTGTTGGTGATACGCTTTCTATCAAGTTCGAGGAAGGTATGGTGTTCGTTGTCGATCAGGGTGTTGCTTCTGTAAAAGCAGTTGAAGATCCCGATTGGGCTCCGTAACACAAAACTTCTTTATGGCCGACTCGCCGTTTTCTGGCGGGCCGGTCTTTTTTTTTATGCCCAAAAGAAAGGAGTGTGCTTCCGATGGCGGAAGAAATTTGGCACCACGGCATTAAAGGCATGAAATGGGGTGTCCGGCACACCCCGGAACAGCTTGGTCATAGGACCGGAAGCAAGTCGGCCAAGAAAGACGACGATTCTCACGAGGACTACAAGAAAGCCCATGATACCAAAAGCGTGAAGAAGATGAGCGATGCGGAACTGCGTGCTCGTCTGAATCGGCTTAACATGGAGAAGCAGTATTCTCAGATGAATCCCACTCGTGTCGAGAGAGGCAGGAAGATCCTCTCCTCTACTCTCAAAGTCGCAGGTGGCGTTGCCGCAGCGTCCAGTACCGTTATCACGCTTAAGAACAACTGGGGAACCATCTCTGGCTGGTTCGGACATTCCTAAAGCGAGTGGTGATCCATGGCATTATCGAATACAGCCGTCCCAAAGTATTACGGCAGATTTCGAGATGCCGTAATCGCTGGGCAGATCCCAATCAACCAAGAGGTTGAGCTCCAAATGAATCGGATTGACGCTCTGATCGACAATCCGATGTACTACTATGACGATAAGGCTGTTGAGGGTTTTATCGCGTATTGTGAAGAAGAGCTGACGCTGACAGACGGTTCAGATCTTGAGCTTCTGGACAGTTTTAAGCTCTGGGCTGAGGACATCTTTGGCTGGTATTACTTCGTGGAACAAAAGGTTCCCGTAACCAGCGAGGATGGCAGGATGCGTTATCGCCGAAAGCTCATCAAGAAACGTCTGTGCAATAAACAGTATCTGATCGTTGCCAGAGGCGCTGCGAAGACGATGTATGCCAGCTGCATCCAAAGCTATTTCCTCAACATCGATACCAGTACAACTCATCAGATCGCGACAGCTTACACCATGCGTCAGGCTGATGAGACTCTTTCACCTATTCGCACTTCCATTACTCGCGCCAGAGGACCACTGTTTAAGTTCCTGACGGAAGGCAGTTTGCAGAACACCACAGGTTCCCGCGCCAATCGGGTTAAGCTCGCCAGCACCAAAAAGGGCATCGAGAATTTCCTGACAGGCAGCCGGATTGAAACTGTGCCAATGTCTATTGATAAGCTGCAATCCATGAGAACTAAAATCGCCACGATCGACGAATGGCTGTCCTGTGATGTTCGTGAGAATGTTGTTGGCGCGATTGAGCAAGGCTCCTCCAAGATTGACGACTATCTGATCGTTGCCATCAGCTCTGAGGGTACCGTTCGCAACGCGATCGGCGATACCATCAAAATGCAGTTGATGAAGATCCTTCGTGGAGAGCTGGATCAGCCCTGGGTCAGTATCTGGTATTACAAACTCGATTCCATCGAGGAAGTTGCCCATCCCGAAATGTGGCTGAAAGCCAATCCAAATCTCGGAAAGACCGTCAGCTACGAAACTTATCAGCGCGATGTAGATAACATCGAAAAATCCCCCCACGAGCGGAACGATACCCTGGCCAAGCGCTTTGGTATTCCCATGGAGGGCTATACCTATTTCTTCTCCTATGAAGAAATTCAGGTGCATGAAGGTCATCATGACTTCTGGAAGATGCCGTGCGCCCTTGGCGCCGACCTTTCACAGGGTGATGACTTTTGTGCATTTACCTTTCTATTCCCACTTGGAGATGGCAGTTTCGGTATCAAGACCCGCAACTACATTTCACAGCTTACATTTGATAAGCTTCCCGCAGCTATGCATACCAAGTATGAGGAGTTCATTCGTGAGGGCAGCCTCGTGGTTATGGATT